CTTATCTCCATTAAGCAGCACCCACTCTTTCCCGTCCATTAAGTTGTCAATCCCATCCCGCCGGATCGCAAGCGGAAAGTGCCGGCCGTAAGAGTATAATGTGTTACACTCTGCGAATACATTACCACTCCTGTAATTTTTACCCCCTGCAAAATTTTCGATTACTTTTTGGTGATTCATGATTTTTATTCCCCTTTTCGTTTTTTATGTTTGCCAACAAGAGATGGAGGTTTCAAAATAAATATGTTTCCCGTTTTCGAATAAATGTCCAGACGTGTTTCCGTCCGCAATCAACCGTGCTATTTCTTCAAGGTCTATTTCCGTTACTTCAATATCTGCCGGTGTAGTTTTCTTTTTCATTTCCCTTTCCCCCCCCCCATTTCCTTTAACAATAACAGTAAAAAATTCTTTGCGTGTTTTATACTTAACGCCAGTGTTTTCTTCCCGGGCCCATTGCCGTAATTGTTTCAATTCTTTTTTTGCCTCTTCGTTTTTTTATATTTAATAATTAAATAGCTAGGAATCGCCGGAAAAACGCAAGCCCGGAAACATTACCACGACTGTTAATTATATGCTGGCTATATTCAATAACTATATGGGTTTCGCTTATTATTGATGCCAGCAATATATCGCCACTATCCATAATAACCCAACACATTTCGCCATGTTCTCCGCCATTATTTTTTGAAAATTCATAACTTCCATCTTTCCGGCGCCGCGTCCAATAAGAATTGCAATCACTAGGATCTGAAGTGGGTCGATTAGTCCCAATAGTATGTATATACCCACCCCCTTGCCTATTGCTTTGGCCGTAAATGTGGAAATTAAAGTCTTTTTCTATTTCTGAAAATTTTACCAGATCACTTTGTGTAATTTTTTTCCCGATTAATCTTACTGCTTCCGCTGGTGCGCTGCTTTCGATAACAGTAAAAAATTCTTTGTAATCACCAAAAACAACAAACCCACCACCCAAACATATATCCCCTCGGATATATCCTTGTATTTCTATAATTTCCCCTTTTTTGATAAAATAATGTGTGGGGAAAGTCTTCACTTCGTAATCCTTAATACATTTAGCATGTTTTTCCATCGCGTTTCCCTTTCTGGCTTTCGCCGGTATGCGTTTATTCCCGACACTGCCCGGATAAGCTCCGGGAATTGGGAAAGGGATTAAACAGGCACGAGCATAACATTGCGTGTTTTATACTTAACGCCAGTGTTTTCTTCCCGGGCCCATTGCCGTAATTGTTTCAATTCTTTTTTTGCCTCTCCCGCTGTTAGGCCACTGTAAGAGGCGCTTAACGGTTCCCATTTTTCAAGATCATTATTCCATTTTATTATCTGTTTCATTTTGTAAACTCCTGTTTATTTTATAGTTTTTTAACAATTGCAAATATTTGCCTCTTCCTGTCGATCCAACCGGTCATCCCCGTTCTGATCGTTTAGTTGCCTGATTGCCCTATAGCAGTCATCGCAGTAACGTGATCCGATAACCGCCAATTCCCGTCCGCAAGGCTCTCCACTAATCAATCGGATACATTTTTCACTTTCCATTTTATCCCCCCTCGTTTTTACTTTTATGTACAGCAAGCTATGTGCCACTTTACCCATTTCTAATTATTTATTAACACCAATAATTCCACACACTTACAACTCCCAACCCGCAGCTGAAACCTCCAACCCTTCCAAAAGTGGTAATTTTCACCATTTACCTGTTTATTTCGTATACTCCTATACACATGGGTAATTATTACCCACTTAACCCGCCCCACTGGGTAATTTTTCCCCAGAACGTTTGTTCTATTGGATACTTTTTATCCACTTAAAACCGCCAACTGGATACTTTTTACCCATAGTGTAGGGAAAACCATACAGTGGGTGTAGGAAAATCCATACACATAAAACCGTTATAATCCGGTCCGATCCTAATCATCTACACAATCAGCTACACAATCATCTACACATTACCCTACACAACCTGTTATTTTCACAACTCATAGGCGGTCCGACCCGGACAGTAAGCGGATAAAGAGATGTGGGTATATATGTGTATGTGTATATGTGTATACACATATGTGTATATGTCATTAATAGCATAACACCCAGAATCATCTGCTTATTCCCTAATTATCAATACATATAATAATATCAAGGACTTGACTTCGGCCCAATGTAGACATAACACAGGTTATAGGACACAGAAAAAGGCCCATCTGCAAGAGTATCAATAATATCAGCAAGTTAGCAAAAAAAATTTGTCCGGTCGGAAAAGAATGCTTTAAGGTGCCCCTACGGGGAGACTTTATTTTCTAGATGTACCTACCCATCTCCTTCTGTTATCCCTTCTCCACGTGCATTAAGGTCTCTAAAAAATAAAAAAAATAGAAAAAGTGGCTGGCTTTAAGTCTGTATGTATACAATATCAGTAGTTAATTCAAATATCTACAGTCTTTTCTCAACTTATTTGTTGACTAAATGCAGGCGTTCTGTATGATGGATGCAAATCAAGAGGCAAAAGGTGCAAGATAGCGGTATAATACAATGGAGAGGAACGGGTGAGGTTGCATGATTTACAACACGAGGTATATTACAAACGATGAGATTGTTTACCTGCGCAAGATTGGTGAGAATGTTGAGCTTTACAAGCGAATGTACCCGCAGCAAAAGTTGGTTTATAAGATTAAGATGCTGCGCGGGTATTTAAGGGGGGCTGCTAAGCGGGTTAATTGGGCTGAGTTGGACAAGGATAAGATTATTGGCTTCGCTCAGGCTGAGTTGGAGAGGTATGCCCGCGGGAGTTATGAGAGAATTTTGTAGAGTAATTTAAAGGGACTGTATGAGTTGGAGTTTTAAATGGCATATGAACCTAAAGTAGACTGGGCTAACCGGAACAGGCCAGGCAGTAAATATTACGATGCATCAAAACCGGCTTTTAAGTCTAAAAAACAGCAGAAGAAAACCGGGCTTCCTCCTAAAGATGCAACTATAACTCAAAATACGGAAAAACTTCTTACGTCTGAAGAAAAACGGGTGCTGAAGTTGGAGCGAGTTAGGATAAGTAAAGAAGAGAAATCTCGTGAAGCCGCCCATCGTAAAGTTCAGCAGCAGATTGAGGATCTGAACAAGCAGTTATCCAATGCTAAAGCCAAACTTGGTATCCCCAAAGCTATAGAGTCCCTTGAGAGTATAACCGGCGATAAGACCGTCCACCAGGATCTTCTCCATGCGTACAAGGCTATTGATGGTAAGAAGAAGCTGAAAGAGTTAATGGGCAATGATAAGGACTTCGCTGTACTGGTTAAGGAGTTAATCAGGCTGGAAGTTGCGGCAAAAGAAAAAGGTGGAGGCGCCAATAACGAATCGCAGGGTTTCTTTGTGGTGATTAGAGGGTTGGCTGACGAGAAGGCATTGAGTGAAATGATGGGCGAATCCGGTAAAAACATAATAACTAACGAGAGAATTGCAATCCAGATGCAGACTCCGGATGGCAAGGAAGTAGACGTTATGCCTATCCAGGATGATTCGCAGAAGATGAAAGCAGCTGGTATATTCTCAGAACAGCCGGTGGAAACTATATTGGAAGTTAAAGAAGACATGCCAATTGCTGAAACTAAACAAGAAGTAGCAGTAGATGCAACTGTACCGGAATCAGAGGGGGAAGACTGGTAAATGAGCATACTAAAGAAGTTCGATAATTTATCCAACCAAACGTTTTATTTTAATTCAACGCCAACTGCTCCTGCTTTGATTGACGAGATATTCCTGAACAATTATACAGTGTTTAGGAATAAGTTGAAATTCCCTGCCGGTTCAATTATCCTGGATATCGGCGCCAATGAAGGTATGTTTAGTATCTTGATGGCAAAGAGTTTTCCTGCTGCCAAAATAATCTCTCTAGAGCCTGTAAAACGTACTTATAAACAATTACTGGATAATATTGCATTAAACCACATTGACAATATTACTACCTTAAACTTAGGGCTGGCTAAAGAAAGCGGGACCAGGGAAATCATTGTCAGTAATGAATACTCCGGTGGCAGTTCCACTGTAATTACCTACAATGAACAGGACCATTACAAGGAAGCCATCTCCCTGCTCAGCCTTGATGAATTATTTGAAAAGTTCAAAATCAAGCATTGTCGATTGCTTAAAATAGATATAGAAGGCATGGAACACGAATCACTGTTAACTGCTAGCGGTTCCCTTAAACTCATTGACAATGTTGTTGGAGAGATCCATATTAACAGTAGACTCCAATCCTTAGGATACAGTATAGAAGGGCTGGTATCACATATTAAATCCCACACAAACTTGCTGTATTATGACAGATGCAAAATGGCTGAATAAAGAGTAAGTTAAGCCACAAGAGAAACACAAACGAACTGAAAATCCACTGGAGAGTGTTATGATTGCCTGATCCCTATGTAGTTGTTTACGATTATTCTGACGCACCAATACTGCGTAAATTTGCATTATGCAATAAGCGAGTCCGTTGTGTAATGGGGCCGTTTGGCCCATTGTCTAATGATTCTGAATACTTAACTAAGAAGGGCTGGAAACAAATAGATGGTTATGAGGCTGGAGATGAAATAGCGCAATTTAATACGGCCACAGAAGAAATAGAATTTATCACTCCCTCTGAATATATAATTAGTCCATGTGATTCGTTTTATAATTTCAAGGGAGTGTATTTAGATATGATGTTATCTTCCAAACATAGAATGTTATGGAAAGATGACAAAGGAAAATATTCAGTATTACTATCAGAAGAATCTGCTTTAAATCATTGGAATGGTATAGACGACGGAGAAATACCGAACTTATTTAAAATAGGTAAAAATAGTGGAGTTGGCTTATCTGAGAATGAACTTAGATTACAAGTGGCAGTCATAGCCGAAGGGTCATTTCATAAACACAATAGGGTAGACAATTCGACCTATAATACGAATGGATGCTCAGTAGGTTTTAAAAAAGAACGTAAAAAGTTAAGGCTTGAATATCTTTTAAATTCACTTGGTGCAAGATATAAAAAAACAGATTACGAAGACGGAAGGTCTTATTATTATTTCAATGCTCCAATAAAAATAAAGAAATTTGATAATAGGTTTTGGAATTCTACTGATGAGCAAATAAAGATTATAATTAGTGAATTGCGAAACTGGGATTTTCATTATTGTAATGGAGAAACATTCCAATATTCTACCACCGAAAAAGAATCGGCTGACTTTGTCCAATACTGTTTTCATACACAAGGAATTGCGGTTAATATAACAAAACGTGTTAGAAATGACGGAATAAGAAAGGTGGTATATAGATTAAACATAAACATAAGTAATAAACAAAATAAATTATACAAGTCTCCCGATTCTGTCTCTATTGTAAAGTATGGGGATGGTTTTAAGTATTGTTTTAAAACCGAAACTGGTTTTTTCGTGGCGCGTCGCAATGGCAAGATATTTATTACTGGAAATTCGGGTAAGTCCTCCGCATGCGTCCATGAGATTATCCGCAGAGGGCATGAGCAAGTCCCTGGGCCTGATGGAATACGGAGATCAAGGTGGGCTGTCGTAAGAAACTGTTATGATGACCAAACTGAAATATTAACAGAACTACGTGGGTGGCAGTTGTTTAAAGACTTGCTACCTACTGATAAAGTTGCCACACTTGAGGGTGATAATCTTGTTTTTAAACTTCCAGATGGTGTATTAAAATATCAGTACGATGGAGAAATGATCGGGTTCGAGGGGGAATCCATAGACTTCCTAGTTACTCCTGAACACAAGATGTGGGTAAGCAAACGAAAGACTCGCAAGAAAATATGGGATGATTATGAGATAAAAACAGCGGAAGAAATCTATGGTAAAGAGCTTACCAGAGTAAGGAAAGATTTTCAGTGGGTTGGCGAAAAAGGGACGCTGCCTATTGATTTATTTGAATTTCTAGGATTTTGGTTTGCTGAAGGATCATTTGGAGAATATAAATACAAGGGAAGAAATATTCCATCAAAAAGGTTAAATTTAACACAGAAGAAAAATGTTAAGTATGTTGAAGAATTATTAAATAAAAATGGTTTTATATATAGAGTAGATTCGAAAACTGATAACAATAATTGTTTTACTTACCACTTAGAACAGAACAATGTTCTCATTAATGATCTATGGTATATTTTTACTACTGCTGGCAAAGGTATTAATAGAAAAATTCCTCCATTTTTGAAAAACTATCCACCGGAATACTTGAAAGCATTTATCCATGGTTATTTTATGGGTGATGGATGCAACGGACAAGTTATTAGGTTATGCACAAGTTCTAAAAAGTTAGCAGATGATTTGCAGGAAATTGTTCTTAAAACTGGTCAAGTTGCAAATATTGGATTATCCGATAACATTGGTAAAGAAGTTTTTATTAATGGCAGACATGGAAAAGTAAATGCTCCTTGTTATAGGGTTACAATTTTAAGTCCAAAAAGACATCGGCCTGTTTTAAAACTTAATATAGATCACACGAACCATCTTAAGGGATGGTATAAGAAACAATACAATGGGATGGTATATTGCGTAAATATGCCGGATATACCAGTGTATGTAAGAAGAAAAGGGAAAGGGTTTTGGTGTCTTAGGTCATATTTGCAATTACGTGATACTACTATTAAAACTTTCATGGACTGGTATCCTGAACGCATCTTTGGAACATATCGGGTCACTGACCATACCTACTTTATTACTAAGTTTCCCGGAGTGGAAATAGAAGTCCTTTTCCGTGCCTTGGACCGTCCTGACCAAGTGTCCAACCTATTATCCCTCGAACTTACCGGAGCATGGTTTAACGAAGTAAGGGAAGTACCGTCTGCTATTATTGTGGCAATGGATGGACGTATCAATCGTTATCCAAGTATGCGAGATGGAGGTCCTTCATGGACTGGAATAATTGCAGACACTAATCCCCCGGATGATGATTCCTATATATATAAAATGTTTGAAGTTGTTAAACCGGACAATTGGGAAATATTCAAGCAACCTTCCGGTTTATCCAGCCATGCAGAGAATACCACGCATCTCCCTAAAAATTATTATGTAAACTTAGCCAAGGGTAAAGACGAGATGTATATTCGAATCTATATCCATGGACAATACGGATATTTAGTTTCAGGCAAACCGGTATTCAGTGGATTTGTTGATAATGTTCATGTTGCTCAAAGCGTACTGGAGCCTATCAAAGGGTTGGATTTATTGATAGGTTTGGATTTTGGGTTATGTTACGATGATCAAACGGAGGTGTTAACTCAATCTGGCTGGAAGTTTTTTAAAGATGTTTTACAAAATGACCTTGTTGCAACTAAGAATTTTATTACCGACAATTTGGAATATTGCAAACCATCAAAAAGAATAGGTAGACCCCACAATGGAGATATGTATTTATATGAAAATACAAATGTTAATTTCTGTGTGACCCCCGAACACATTATTCCATGTAGAAAAAAATATGGGCATATGGGAAAGGAATTTAGAGGGGAATATCGTTTATCCGCAAAATCACTTTATGAAGATACCACAACTAATTACGCAGTTGATCTGGTGGCAGATTGGATTGGAAATTCTACCGGAACATTTGGACCATTAAAATGGACGTCTTCGGTGTTTGCTAAATTCATGGGGTTGTATCTTAGTGAAGGAAGTTGTGGTAGGGTTCATGAAAGAATAAACATCTCTCAAAAAAAATGTGATGAAGTTTTTCAAACAATTTTAGACGATACGGGATTAATATGGCACAGGGGCAGTAGCTCGTGGAGAGCATCTAATAAGAACTTAAACCAATATTTGCAAAAATTTGGATATTCAAAAGAAAAATACATTCCTCAGGAAATTAAAAATATGGATAAAAGCGATATTCTTTCATTTATATTTACGTACACAAGAGGAGATGGTCACATAAGGACAAGGTTAAATGGTTCGGAAGAGCATACCATATTCACAACATCTAAAAAAATGGCAGATGATTTCCAAGAACTAGCGTTAAAGGTTGGCTGGTATGCCAAAATAAGAATTGTAAAAGCACAGGATTCTATAATATTTGAAAATGAAAAACCAAGATTAATCCATAACGAAGGTGGGTATAGTATAACATTTAAAAAAAGAGCGAAGAAATCAAGGATATTAAAGAAATATTTTAAAAAAATACATTATGCTGGTAATGTATATTGTTTGACTGTCCCACATGGGACTCTTTATGTTAGACGTAAATTGACTCCAAGTTGGAACGGAAATACTCCCGCTTGCACAATAGGGCAGATAACTCCATTTGGCCAGTTACGTATACTAGACGAATTGGTTTCCGATGGCATGGCTATCCGGCAATTTAGCCTTAACCAGTTGCTTCCGCTTCTCCGGCAGAAATACTTCGGTTACAACATCATGGGTTTTGGTGATCCGGCTGGTACAGCCCGTGCTCCCACAGACGAATCTACCTGTTTCGATATCCTGCATTCAGATGAAATAGGATTATCCAACATTACTGAAGCTCCGACCAACGCAATTGTGCCTAGAGTTAATGCAGTTGATAGATATTTAAATACCATGGTAAAAGGCGAACCAGGGTTTTTATTATCTCCAAATTGCAAATATCTGCGGAAAGCGCTTAATGGAGGGTATCATTATGCGCTAGAAAAATCATTCAGGGGCGGTGAGCAGGAAGCTAAAATGGTGCCTACGAAGAATTTCAGTTCCCATGTGTGTGATTCTCTTGAATATTTGTGTTTATATATTTCGGAAAAACAAGCATACGATAAACAGAAACAGGCGTTCCTGTCCCAGTTAAAACAGCAACCGCATAATTCCGGATCTCAAATAGGTGGATACTAGAAACAGGAGGATGCTAGCAAGTGGAAAAAGAAGTTATCAGGCCATGGGGCAAATATCAGGTTATATTCAAGTCCGCTGCTTTTCTCATAAAGATAATAACAATAAATCCAAAATGCCGGATAAGCCTGCAATACCATAAACACAGGGATGAGTTCTGGTATATATTAGATGGGAGGGGAGTTGTAACCCGGAATAGTAAAATTTCTCTAGTAAAACCGAAAAAATGTGTTATTATTACTCGGAATATGCAGCACAGGATTTACAATGATAGTGACGGCGACAACAATTTAGTTTTTTTAGAGATACAAACAGGCATTATTAAGTTAGATGAACATGACATTGTTCGAATCCAGGATGATTACGGGAGATAGACATGGTAGACGAAATTAAAGAGTTATTCCAACCAGTAAATCGAGACTCTGAAAAGATGCAGACTTTCGGGATCAGACTTCATCAGCAATTCGAATTAAATAAATCATACAGGCGCCCTAAAGAATTAGAATGGATTGAAAGTTTGCGCCAATATAAAGGTATATACGATCCTGAAATAAGAATTGATCCTGACAATTCCCATGTTTACCCCAAGATAACTCGGTCCAAGATCAATATAGTATTATCCCGGCTTCATGAAATGTTATTCCCTGAGTTAGATCGCAATTGGGAAGTAGAACCAACTCCCGAACCGAAATTATCCCGAGACATTGTTATGCAAATTGCAATGTCCTTAGTTAAGCAGCCTCCAGTTGACCCTCAAACCGGCCAACCGCAAATAGACCCTCAAACAGGTCAACCAGTTCCAGTTCAACTTCCCACAAAAGAAGAACTCAGTCGTGCAATTAAATATTTTGCTAAAGAAGTATCAGCTAAAATGCAGTCTGAAATGGATGATCAGCTTACCGAAATGAATTATCCGGAAGAAACTAAGAAAGTGTTGCGTTCAGGATTGCTTTACGGCACAGGAATCTTAGGTGGCCCACTAGTAAACCAGCGTACCAAACGCCAATGGGTTCCGGATGAGCAAACTTCCGACTTTACTGAAAACATCAGCAATGAAGATGTTCCTTTTATGGAGTTTGTTCGCATCTGGGATTGGTATCCGGATATGTCGGTTGCTGAAATAGACCAGGCATCAGGGTTTTTCCAACGGGCAATAATGACCAAACACGATCTCCGGCAGTTAATGAAGCGCCCCGATTTTTACAAAGACATAATTAAACAGTTTCTTACAGACTTCCCTAATGGTAATTATACGCCCGAAAGTTGGGAAGTTGATTTGCAGCAAATTGAAGTAGAAGCAAGTTCCAGAGATAATCGTACTGTAATCCAGACATCCACAACCGGAGGGACTGATGCTCTAAATCGTACCAGTTACAGACAAGGTGGCAAGCGTTATGAAGTCCTACAGTTCTGGGGATATATTGATGGAGAGGATCTTGAGGCATGCGGGATTACCAAACCGGACGGCACGCCAATAGACAACAGCCTAGAATACCTGGCGCACATATGGTTGCTTGGAAAACGTGTAATCAAAGCCATGTTATTTGAAGGCGCCTTGGATCATTACAAGGTATTTTATTACGAAAAGGATGAAACTTCAATATTCGGTGAAGGCCTTGCCCGGATAATGCGCCATAGCCAGATAGCGGTATCGTCAGCATCCCGTATGGTATTGGATAATGGTTCAATTTGTCTTACAGGAGACACCGAAGTGTATAGAGATGGAAAAACAAATACGCTTCGAGAACTATCAACACGATGGGATGCAGTCAGAATGAAGATTAGATCGCTCGATGAAGACACCGGTGAATTATTTTATAATAAGATAAACAAGGTATTTAACAACGGCGTTAAAAAAGTTTATGAGATCAAGACAGAATCAGGTTACCATATCAAAGCAACAGACAATCACAGGTTTATGGGTGATGATGGAGAATGGAAGGAACTAAAAGACTTTTGTGTAGATGATATGATAGCCGTCAACGGGACACGAAAACGGCCTCCTGGTAAATGTGTTGAGTGTGGAAATCCAACAAAGGGATCAGGCATTCGTTGTCGTTCATGCGCAATGATCAAAGCACATCCGCCAGATATTGATTTTCCAAAGGAATGTATTGAATGCGGAGAACCTACTACTCTTCGTGGTGTAAGATGCAGAAAATGTGCCTCGAAAATAGAAAATAGCCAATGGAATATGAAACAGGCCATGGAAGCAAATGATAATCTTTCGGCCAGCGAAACTACTGCAAGAAGCAGGTGGTTCTGCCAGAAAGACAAAAAAAATGCCTGCGAACGGTGCGGAGCCAGGGCCGATGCGGGTGTAAAATTATGTGTCCATCATAAAGATCACAATCCGCATAACAATGACCCAAGTAATAAAATAACTTGTTGCCAACCATGCCACTTTTACATCCATCGAAGGTATGACCACTTTGGTAATCCTTATAAACATAAGTTTGTAGACTACGACAAGATCATTAGCATAGAATATGCTGGCGAAGAAGAAGTGTTTAATCTTGAAATGGAAAAACCAAATGATAATTTCGTTGGAAATGGAATAATTTCACATAATTGTAGTGGTCCGCAGGTAGAACTAAATTGGTCTCTGCTTCATGAAGGCACAGATCTTAATTCCTTTTATCCGCGTAAAATATGGTATCGTGATGGTCGTGGAGTTGAAGCTCAGTATCCGGCGATCCGTTCATTAGAATTCGCTTCCCATATCCCTGAGTTAATCCAGATAATAACCCTATTTAAAAACTTTGGAGACGAAGAAACCTGCCTTCCCACCTGGTTAATTGGCGAACAGGTTAACAATGAGAACTCCAAGCAGACATCAGGCCGTCAATCTACCATTACAGTTAGCATCAAAGACGTAGTTAAGAACTTTGATACCTTCACTGAACATGTTATGCGAGATTTATACTCCTGGAACATGGAGTTTAACCAGCGCCAGGATATAAAAGGTGACTTCCAGTGTAAACCTCGTGGCGTTTCCAGTCTAGTAATGAAGGAAATCCGTATGGCTGCCCTTACAAACTTAAAGAACACCATGCAGCCGGAAGATTGGCCTTATGTTCCTCGTCGCGAATTTCTTTCTGAAACATTTAAGGCCCATGATATCAACATCGAGCTTCGTACAGAACAGGAAGCGCAGGAAATTATAGCCAGCCAGCGTGATAAACGTGCTCAAGAGCTTGCTTATGCACAGGCTGAAGCTGAAGTAGCTTACAAAAAGGCTCAAACAGCCGGCCAGCTTACAAAAGCCAAGAAGTTTAATGTGGAAGCGGAAAAAGATGCTATTACTCCTCCGGAAAATACTAATACAGTCAACCCAATGTTGCAGGAAGCCGAAGTTGAAGGCCAGCAAACCAATAACCTTGCTGTTGCTGAACAAATCAGGCGTGATGAAGAGAAACATCAATTAGAACTTCAACATGCAGACGAATCTCACAGGGCAAAGTTAATTACCGAAGCATCCAGAGCAGCTAATGATATGGAAAATAAAAACATGATGGTTGAAAGTAGTATAAAACAGAAAGAAAATGCTAAAGCTGAGGCAGAATCATCTAAAAAAAGCAAAGGTGAATAAGGAGAAATAGTTATGCCAAACATCCAGTTAAAAAATCCTGAATTATCCTCCTTTATAGTAGAGTTGCATAATCATCGGTCTAATGAAGGCATTAAGATACTGCTAAATATTCTTAACTTGCTGATTCAGCAGACCA